TTCAGTTGCATAAGCCATAGCTTTTTTAACTGCTTCATTAGCTTTTTTATAATTTGTTTCATCCTTAAGACCTGTATATCTTAATCCTGAACCATTTTTTGCACCAAGTAGATATGCACTGTGGTCAGCAATTGATTTTGCAACATTAGGATATTTTCTAAAATCAGCAGTGATTGTGATGTATTTACTTCCATCAAATTCCTGTGTAGGTTTCTGATATACTGAAGAACCATCCCATGCTGAACCACTCCAAGTATTTCCTGATAGTGATTTCTTCATGCCGAAGAAGTTATTTGCTTTCTGTGCAAGTTCTGATTTTCCCCATCCTGATTCAAGAATGAACTGTGCCATTGATACTGATGCAAGAACACCTGAATTTTTGTTGTCTTCAGTGAATAGCTTTCCAACCTTTTCAATTAAATCTTTTTCAGATAAATTGATTAAGTCTGAAGCTTTTAATGTTTCAGTAGTTGCGGTGTTCATTGGTTTATTTGATGGTTTAGTAGTTCCACCATTTAATTTTGATGTAACCTTTGTTGCTAAATCACCAAGTCTGCTATATAACCAGTTACCTGGACAACTCTTTGCTGCAAACCATCTGTGAACTGTCAAAAGCATTTCATTTGACTTTGGAACATAAGCAAGTGCCTTGTTCTTATCAGGAATCCAAATCAACTTGTTTTTACCATTTCTTTTGCATATATCAATGCAAAGTTCAATCAATGTAGAATATACCTTGTCATTCATTGTGTATGGTTCTTTCATATCAGATGCACATTCAATTGTTACTGCTCTTTGGTCATTAGCACCTGAAGAACTGCACCAACTTCTATTTCCTTCATCAACAATAAGTGCAATATCTCCATTAGTACCTATCCCATAATTACAAGAAGCATCCCTTCCTTTAGGAAAACAACCTGCAATACTTTTTGCAGTAAGCTGACCAACAACACAATGTGGTGTGATTCTGTCAATTGCATGTGTTCTTTTTCCACTGTGATTTGGACTTAATATTTTGTAATTTACTAATGAACTATTAGACATATTATTCCCCTTCTTTCTCTGATTGCTGCCTTAAAACTTCAATTGCTTTAACTATAACCTTTGGAATTGGCAATCCCATAAGACCAGCATTTTCAATTATAGATATGGATTCATTTGCAATATAACCAATCACTACTGCATCACGAACAAAATTTGTTCCCATCATCAAGTCAAGTCTGCATGCTATAAGTACAATTAATAGGGTCATTCCTTTCTTGCATAAGCCTTTCCATCCTGCCCTTGACTCTAATGCACCAGTATCAGTTTTGTTGCTTGTATGAAATACACCTGCAACAATAAGACCTGTTACATAGTCTATTGCCATAAAGATTACTAATGTTGTAAGTGCTGCATCCCACCCACCAAATGCAGTGGCAATAGTACCCCCGATTATTCCCAACATAGCTGTTATTGCATTTAATTTCATAATTTCAACCTTCTTTCTTTAATAAAAATTAAAGGACTGTAAAAATAAATTTACAGTCCTTGTTGGATTAAATCATTCAGTCAGTTCAGGCATTTCAAGGTCAACAAGTATTTGTCTAACTTGTTCCTTTAATCTTTCAGGAACATCTGCAAAAACCTTTTTACCTTTCACTATTAATGTTGCATAAATCACTGCCATTTCTTTCACTTCCTTTCTAAAAATTGTATTTATGATTAACTGAATCACCAGTTGTCACCTTCTTCAAGTATTTCCTGAACCCTTTTTCTTAATTTTTCAGGAACTTCTTCAAGTGTTTTAATTCCTTTTTTAATTAACTCTGCATATATTTTTGCCATAATAACCACCTTTTTACACATTAAGTAATTCATAAACTTCTGTAAGTGCTAGTTCTGTATCAGTAATTTGTTTTTCAAGTGTTTTATTTTTTTCTGCTATAAGTTCAATATATTCGTCTTTACTATACTGAACTTCATGATATTCCCACACATCAGGGTCTTTGTTATCTTTTTTTTGAATCTTTTTAATATCTGAATGTACATATACGGTATCAACACCAATAATTACTTCTTTTGATTGTGCTTCTGAACCTTGCACGATTCCAACATCTTTCATAATGTCACCCACTCCTTTTTTTTTTGAATTCATATTATTTACTTACATAATAAAAAAGCAGATATGAAATCACATCTGCTTTAAACATTAAATTTACAAGTACATCAAACGGCTACCGATATTATTTTGAGCTGAAGCAGACGTATATATATTAAGAGTAAAAGCACCAGCACCTGCTTCACTAACACCACCAAAATAAGCAACACAGTTAGGTGATATATATACATTATCTGAAAAATATGTTGTTTGAGAACCATTTACTTCTTTGCTTATGAATCCAAGTTCTGTTGTTCCATGTGGCTTTGAATGCCAACCACCCATCACTGATGAAGTTACTATATTTCCATTATTATCATATCCTGAACCGCTGTCATTGTATAAACCTGTTGTTGTAAGAATATTTCTTTCTTTATTTGTGACAAGTCCATCAATATATTCAAAAATGTTACCCCAAAAATCTTCAAGTCCAAATAACTTGACATGATGTTCCTGGTCTGTCATATAAGATGGATTTGACTTTTTAATGATTTCACTGTCCATTCCATAAGCTTCACTATCACCAGTGTTGATAGGAACTGCATGTGGTTTGACATAACCTTGTCCGATTGTACTTTATGAATCAAGATTTTTGTATTTTAGTAAATACATGACCTGTCTGAATGTTAGCTGAAAGAAAGCTGACTGTTCATATCCTGAACCATTTGCCTGTGCCTGTGTTCTAAATGCACCTATTGCTTGACTTGAATATGGTGGTTTGTTTTTAAGTGAACGCAGTTTATTTGAACCGTCTTTATAACCTTTATATGCACCAAGATAAAATATTTCTTTTCTTGCTGTTTTTTTCGTATGCGCATAATATTTGAATTCTGAATTATCAGGGTCATCAGTCATTGACACTGTAACAATGTTTCCTGATGTGCTTATTTTGACACCTCTTCTTGGAAATGCAATCATAACATCACCAGCACTTCCTGATGTAATATCCGCACTTCTGCCATCTTCAAACTGTGAAAAATCATCCCTTTTTAACTTTCCAACTTCCTGACCATTCTTGAATAAACAAGGATAATGACCAAAGAAATCATCCCATTCTTTTGAACCTGGTATCATTTCAGCTGCATCATCAGCATAAGTCATGCAAGTAGCAGGATTTGAATTTGATAAATCAATCTTTACAGTCATTTTTCTGAAAGGCTGTGGTGTTCCTGAAATTCTATTTTCAGCACTCAAATTAACACTTCCAGTATCAGAATATGGAAACAATGCAAAGTAATAAGTCTGACCATTTACAAGATTAGGTATTTCAAAACCTGAACCCTTGTATTTGTCTTTTACCTGATTATCTACAAGCAAGATTCCATCTTTTACATTTTCAGGATATGAACCAACCTTTTGAACAAGTTTTGTTCCCTTCCATGTGCAAATTGTTTGACCACTAATAACTGTATTACTTGGGTCCCCCCATGATACAGTCAATTTATGATTACCAATTTTTACTTTTGTACCTATAACATTCGATGGTGCCATTCCACTGCCACCAGTTCCTGCTGATACCCAACCTTCTAATCCTTTGATTTGAAGTTCATCATCAAAATATCTTATACCATGAACCCCTTCTTCACCAACCACACTTTTTTCAATGTGAGTATTTACAACTTTTTCAAGATTTTCAACCTGTTCAATTGTTGCACTGTTGGCTGGATTTAGTTCAATAATAACCTGATTTGCTACATCAACCTTTGTATTAAGTCTATAAGATATACCACTGACTGTTTTTCCACCAAATGCAGGCATATAGTCAGGCTTGTCATCTGTTGCTATTGCATAAAGTATTTCATTTTGCTTTGAATCCTTTGCAAATAGACCAATTGTTCTAACATAGTAACCATCAACAATTTCTTTATTGTCAATAGCAGCTATTACCTGAACAAGTGAAGTATCTGTTCTTTGAACACTTGAAACTTCAACTTCCTGCTTTACTTCAGTAAGTTCACTTAAAAGTTCAAGTGAATCAGAAGTGTAATCATGACTTGATGTTTGAAGTTTAGTGAACTTTGCAGTGTCTGTTCCTGCAATCATTTTTGCAATCAATGACTGACCTTGCTTTGTAATAATTAAATCATTCATTTTATTCTACCTCTCTTTTTATATGTGTTACTACTACACTATTAACATTAACTTCATCATGTAAGATATATTCTTTGTTGGTTTCAACTTTGAAATCATAAGTATTTCTTTTTACAACTGAACCACCAAATTTTAATGTTCTTTCAAGTAAATGTTCATTATTGATTTTTGAACTAATAGTATAATAATTTTTATCAACAACTGTTCCACCAGTAAATACAGTACCTGTGAGATTATGAACAAGTTCATTTTTTGAAATTACAACCAAGTTTGCAGGTATCATATAAGTGATAATGAAATCTAATTCATCAGCTTGACCACTCAATGATAATGATGCAATTATTTCAAGTTCGTATTTATCAAAATTTGGTAACACAACATAATTTCCTTCACCACATAAATTATTAAGTCTTTCAATTAAGGCTCTGTATGTGTAAGGAACGCTGTCATTCCATCTGATTATCGCCCTTGAAATTCTTGCTTCAAGGGTATCATCAATGTTTGGTACTATATTTAACAATTTTTCAAACTTGCTGATTCCAATTTCATTACAAGTAATGATGAACTGGTTATCTTTTATTACTTCAGTTTTATCTGAAAGTATTTGAAATTCAGGATTTTCAGCGTCAGTGATGTGTTTGATTTCTCTGTAATCTTCAATGAACTGTGGAAGATAGGAAATCAGGTCAATATTTCTAATCATTTGAAAGTACCCCCATTATAGGGATTTCATATTTATCAAGAATAAGATTTTCAGGCTTTTCATTGATTTTAGTACCTGATATATCAAGCACCCCTTTCACACTCATTATTCTTGATTCAAGCTGTGCAAGTCTGACCACTGAAGCTGTTTGTGTTGCCCATTGTTTCCTGATTTCAAGTAAATATTCACTAATTTTTTCTTCAATTGCATTTTTTAAGTTGCTGAAAGAATGACCATCTTCAAAAGCTAATTTTGTTGATATATTAACCTTTACTTCAGATGCAGTGTCAACTGTGACTATATGACCGATTGGTGCAACACCTTTTCCAAGTGCATCCTGTTGTGGGTCAATTATAGTCTGAACTAACTTAATAAGTTCATTTGATGCCTTGTTGTATTCTGAATTAAGAATTGTCAACTTTACAGTACCGCCACCATTCCAAATTGGTGTTACTTTTGTACTTCCAACACCTGCAATTGAATTTGTTTTCTTTAAGTAATCATCAATATTACCCCCATAAGCCTTTGAATTAAATGAATCAAAATATCTTTTTCGCAAATCTTCAGTGTCTTCTTCATCTTCCCCAGGAATCAAAAGTTCTGTGATTTGCATTGTTTCAAGACCTTCAATATATTCAATTGGAATCACATTTCCAAAATATCCATTTCCACTCTTTCCGAGGCTTTCACACTGAATTTTTAGTTGACCATCACTAATCTTTTCAAGTACAACATAATTCAATTCATTAAGTGAAAATCTTGAACCAATTGGTATATCAATAGAAGTAGGTGTGTAAGTCGTTTTCAAAATAGCCTTGCTTGCAGGAAATGGTTCAATTCCCCTTTCTGCTGCCCTTCTAATTAAATATTCCCTTGATGCAGTATCACCAAAGGTTTCTTTAAGAATTACATCA